AAATGGGGCGCTGATGCCAACGTTAATGGTTCTGCTTGTATCTTTGCAGGTGCTCAAGCTCTTGCTATGGCTGATATCGGTTTACCAGAAATGGTTGAAGATAACTTCGACTACGGTAACCAAAATGGTATCTCTATAGGTAAGATTTTTGGCCTTAGAAAACCAAAATATCAAAGCGACCACAACGGTTCTGTTGAGGACTTTGGTGTAATTAGACTAGATGTTGCTTACGCATAATCCAGTCTTAATTAAAGTGGGAGCCATCTTCGGGTGGCTCTCCTTTATTTTTTAATTTAGGAGTAATTATGAAAGTAATCGCAGATGAAGATATGTATATAGCCTCAACTTGGGGCGCAGCTATTAGATTGTATAAAGGTGAAGTAAAAGAAGTAGGAGATGACTTTGGTTTACTAGCATTACAACAAGGTGCTAGAAGAATTGAAGACTCCCCACTTAGAAATCCATCTTTATTAGCTAGAGAAGAAGAAGTTGTTGAAGATGCAGTAGTAGTGGAGGTAGATAGTGAACACAATTCCGAAGACGGAACGGATCAAGAGGAGATTGAGGTATCAGGAACGCTTGAAACGGAAGAGACAGATAGGGAAGAAAAATTAAGAGCTGCAATGGAGCAGATTTTAGATGAGGGATCGCCTAAAGATTTTACTTCCGAGGGGTTACCTAAACAGTCTGTAATAAAAACAGTATTTGGGGAACAAATTAGCGCAGACGAAAGAGATGAAGTTTGGGCAGAGATGATAGTAGATAGAGAAGAAGATTAATGGCATCAGTAACAACCGGCGCAAACATACTAGCTAGAGTAGAAAGTATATTACAGGACACTTCAAATGTTAGGTGGACTGAAGCTGAGTTGTTAAATTATGTTAATGATGGGCAGAGGGAGATTGCTAATCTTGCTCCCTCTGCTACTGCTACACATTCTAATCTTGCATTGGTAGTTGGTACTAAACAAACATTACCTGACGATGGATTAAAATTAATTGATGTAGTTCGTAATATGTCTGATGCTTCTGGTGGTGCGACAGGTAAAAGAAGTATTAGGTTAGTATCTAAAGATATTATAGATACACAAAATCCTGATTGGCATGACCCTACAGTTACAGGAGATGCTACTCATAGTACAACCGTAAAACATTTTATGTTTGATGAAAATGATCCTTTGAATTATTACGTTTACCCAGGTGCTTCTTCTACAAGTACTTTTGTTGAAATTATTTATTCTAAAAGACCTACAGATTTAGCTAATACTTCTGCAACAATAGCTGTTCCAGATAATTATTCTAATGCTCTCATAGATTACACTCTGTTTAGAGCATTTATAAAAGACGCAGAATATGCAGGTAATGCAACAAGAGCTGCAACACACTATCAATTGTTTACTGTCAGTGTAACTGGCAAAGCACAAATTGATGCTTTAATTAAACCTGATATACAAATAATGAGTGCGACATAATGGCAAGTTTTGAATCATTTATGAAAGATGTATTACCTTACGTGCCTGGGTGTCCAGACACAGTTGTAGAAAATGCATTACGATCTTCTTCTATTGAACTTTGTGAAAAAGCTGGGGTATACACAAAAGAGTTAGACCCTATAAGTACAGTATCAGGTATTTATGAATATGAGTTTGGGCAACCTGCTGGTACTAAAGTAGATAAGATTATCTGGGCTATATATAACGGTAAAGATTTAGAAGCTATAACTCCTAGAGGGTTAGAAAGCAGAAAACCTAAATGGAGAGAAACTAGTAATTTAGCAACACCTGAATATTTTATACAACAATCTCCTGATTTATTTTGGGTAGTACCTATACCTGATACAAATCTAACTAATGGAATTATTCTAAATGTTTCTTTAAAACCTTCTAGGTCATCTAACAATATTGCTACAGAAATTGCAGATGATTACAGAGATGGAATTATTTTTGGTGCGTTGTATAGATTATTACGTATGCCTGCTAGAGATTGGACTGATCCAAATGCAGCTAGAGACTATGCAGGTCTATTTGCTAATACAGTTCAAGAAGCTGAAATAAAAGCTAGAAGAGCTGATATAGGTGTTGGAAGAACAGTTAAATATTCTGGAGTTGGAGTATCCGCTTCTAGAAGATATCGGAGGTATGGTTCGGAGAAAGGATAAATGCAAGGAGATTTTAGTAAGATACATGTAGATGACTTACAATTTGTTTATGAGTATATTGAGGAAAAACTAGAGTATATAATTGAAAAAAGCTATTCTGATTGGACACCATCAGATGTACATGAAGCTTTAAAAAATAAAGATGCAGATTTGTATATTGGATATGAAGGAAATGAAAAATTTGGATTTGTGGTTGTTACCACACAAGAAAATTATGGTAGTGGACCTACTCTATATGTTTGGGCGGCTTACCAAAATCCAAAATATGGGTATACTAAAAATGGTTTTAATTTATTGGAAAAGCTTGCAGAACAATTACAAGCAGATAATATTGAGTTTCAAACAAGTAGAAAAGGCTGGAGCAAAATTGCCCCAGAATATGGTTATAAATTAGTAAGTTATGTTTATAGAAAGGATATGTAATGGCAAAAAAACCTAAAAAATCGAAAGCACAAGCTTCACCTCAAGAACTAATGGAAAAAAGAATTGGAGCTTCCATGTCTGCACGTGGGGATAAAATTTTAGATACAACTATAGCTGGTCTAAAAGATAGACTAGCTTCGGATCAAACTCAGTATTATTCAAATATAGCTGGAGCAGATGAAGCCCAATCTAGAGCTAATACTGGAGGTTTGGGTACTTTACAAGGAGACTTTACGCAGTTTAGTAATAATGTAAGAAATATTTATGATGCTAAAAGAAGAGCTAGAGGAGCTGGTTTAGACGAACAGTTTAAAATTAGGAAAGCTATTACTGATGTAGGTGCTAAAAAGAACACAGCTTCTCTAAGCGGATTATCTACTCTTAGTAGATTAGCTGCTGGTAATACTATGCGTGATATGGCAAATAAACAGACTTTATATGGTGCAAATATGGCAGCTGTTGGCACTATAGCTGGTGCTGGTTTTCAAAAAGGCTTTAGCCTTGATGGTGGAATATTTGGTGGGTCTTCAAGTACAGGTGAGGAAAATAACTAATGGCAATACCTAATAATCAAGCAGTAATGATGGAACCTGTTCAAGGTGACAATTCTTTTGGTTCAGCTAGAACTGACTTAGCTACTATAACTAGAGATGATTATCAAAACTATCTAGATACATATGCGCCTGTAGAAGATGAGGTTCTTAGACTAGGTGCGAAACCTAATAGGGAAGAACTTAGAAGAGAAGCTACTGAAGATGCTAGAAGGGCTATAGATGTATCTAAAGGTATAACTCAAAGAAATTTAGAGCGTTATGGTGGGGAGTTGACTCCTGCGCAAAGGCGAGAACTAAACAGAGAGCAAGCAAGAACTGGTACTTTAGGTGAAATTAGCGCACAAAATTTTGCTACAAGAGATGCTATGACAAATCAACTTAGAAATTTAGGGCTAGCAGCTAACATAGGTGTTAATGCAAAAACTCAAGGTTTAAAATTATTAGGTAGCAGTGCTGTCAGTGAAGGTAATAGACAATCTGCATACAACCAAGCTAAAACGCAAGCATCAGCTACTAATAGACAAGCTCTTGGTACAGTAGCAGCTTTAACTATCTTCTCAGATGAAAGACTGAAAGACGATATAACTTTAATAGGCAAAAATGGGGAGTACAACATATACAAATGGCAATGGAATAATATTGCTAAAAGGTTAGGCATTACATCAAAACCAGTTGGCGTACTTGCCCAAGAAATATTATTAATCAAACCAGAAGCTGTTTCTGTAAATAGAAATGGTTATTACATGGTTAATTACGGAGCATTGTAATGGCTGATCCTTTTACTTCAGGTTTTAAATTTGGTAGTAATCTTATTGCCGGACAATCCGCTAATCGTGAGCGAAACGCACAGCGAGAGGAAAGAAGAAGGCTTAGAGATTTAGGCGCTGAAATGTCTCTTGGAGTAGAACAGGGTTTTTTAGCTTATGACGAAGAAACAAAATTGTATACACGAGGCCCAAGATTTAATGAGAACAGTCCTGTAATAAATGAAATTAGAAATAGAGTTATAAATCTAAGCCCCGCATTCCAAGAAACTCTAAAATTTGATGGCGACAAACAAGGCATGTTTGCTGGAGAAACTTCTATCGGTGATGGTAAAGCTGTATTAAATACAGATACAGGAAATGGCATTAAACAGATAACGCTTGACGGTACTTCAAACCAAGATGATCAAATTGTAGTGGTAGACGAAGGTTTTTCAAATAGCATGGCTGACCTTGCTTTACTCGATCTTAACCTTGACCTTGACCCTACATCTATACAAAGATCACAGTTAGCTAGAAATATTCAAGAGCAAGAGCAAGTACCTGTAAAACAGCAAAAAGAAATATTAGATATATTAAGTACTTCAGAAATAAGTAGAGGAGAAAAAACTTTGCTACTTGCTGATTATTATGAAGAAACACAGCAAGCAGATGATCCAGTTCCCGATGCTCCTGATGCTCCTGATGCTCCTGATGCTACTGATGCTACTGATGCTACTGATGCTCCAGCTTCTTCAACAACAGACAGAAGAAAAACAGGTAGAACTGCAACGGTTGTTGAGGTTAAATCTTATTCTGAAAGGAAGAAAGCTAGACAAATAGACATAGCTCAAGAAAGATTAGACGAAGCACAAAAACGTTTAGAAAATGCTGACCCCGAAAGCAATGTATATAAAGTATTAAAAAGTAAGACTATACCTAAATTACAAGAACGGTTAGAAGGGTATCAAAGTTCTATTCTTGAAGGGTCTGTAGCTACTTCTAATAAAGGAGAAGGAGCGCCTGATCCTGCAACAGTTATACAAGACTCTGAAGCAGTGAAGCAAGAGTTTTTACAAGAGTTAGAAGGTAAAAGTCTTGATGATTTAACTAACGAACAACAAGAGCTTATTAGAACGGACAGAGTTAATGATATTCTTAAAAAGTATGACATAACAAATATAAATCAGTTAAGTCAAAATAATAAAATAAAAATATCAGAATTAAGGGCTGTAGGTGTATCTTTAGCTAGGCAGATAGCTATAACAGAAGCTAGACGATTAGGTAATACTGATATGACTTCTATCGGTAATTACGCTCAAAATGCTTACACTGCTATATGGGGTGGTATTGTAGCTGGAGATATGAATCTAGACCCACAGAAGTTAGCAGAGCATCAGTTAAAGCTTGAACAACATGATCTTAAATATAAAGAATTCTTTAAGAATTTAGAAACTGACAATTTAACAAGGTCAGAAGCAGCTGCGGAAGATATTGGGACAGTTGCAGAACTTTTGTTTACAAAAGAGGATGGTACAGCAAGTTTTGACCCAAGAGACCCTGAAAAAATTCCAAAGCTTAGAAAAAAACTAATAACTATGCAAAGGAAAGCAGAATTAAGCCTTAGAAAATATAAAGCGGGCACTGCTACATCTGCTGATTACGATACTATAAGGGCTTTTAAAGATGCTATGCTGTTATCAGCAAAATCTAAAGCTTTTATAAACAGAGACCCCGGCTTTTGGCAAAGTTTTTTAGAAATATTCATAGACACTCCCGATTTAGGACAAAGGGACTTAGATGTTGCTGGGGCTTATTACAGCGTAGAAAGTTTAGAAAATGGCAATTTTGATTTTGGAAATAGCCAAATTTTTACTAGGTCAGATATGCAAAAATTATTTGGCGATAAAAGTGCGGAAACTTTAAGATTAATTATTGAAGATGACAGACTTCAACGAAATATCCAAGAAGTAGTTCAAAGAGCGGGCGCGAACGCGGAGCAATAACTTATGGCTATAGATAGGGATAACTACGATGCCCTTCTGGAGTCTTTAGAAGGGAGTTATAACATTGCTCCTGATCAACGAGATAAATCACTTGGAGAAAAATTTGTAGCTGGTGCTAGAGCAGGAGCTGCAGGACTTGATTCGGGGCTTGCCTATGCAGACGCTGCTTTTCAACAATTAACAGGTGATACTTACGAAAGAGACCAGGCTTTATTAGTAGCCCAACGTCGTGAGCAAGCCGCTTCAGAATACCTTGAAGGTCTTCCTACATTTGAACAATTTTTAGATGCCCCTGATGCACAGGGGTTTATGGATCAATTAGCTATTAGTACAGGTGAATTTTTACCTTCTGCTATTGCTAGTGTGGGCATGGCGTTATTAGGAGCAGCTACAGGTGGTGTAGGTTACGGTGCTTTAGCAGGTGTAAGTAGTATGGCTTTATCTACTACTGCTAAAACAGGTGCAAAAAAGATAATGAAAGAAGCTTTTGAAAAACGTGCTAAAAAATTAGAAACTAAAACACAAGCTTGGAATGACCTTACTGAAGATGGTTACACTATTTTACAAGCACTAAGAGGAGCACCTGGGTTTAGTCGTGCAACTAGGGTAGGTGGGTTAGCAGGAGCATACTCACAAGAAGGTATACAAGGGACGGGTGTAACGTATGGGGAGTTTGCTCGTCAAGATATGCTAGATGATAGGGAAGCAGCTATTAGTGCTGCTGTAGGTTTTGGTCCTTATGCGGCTGTAGGATTGGGGTCTGAAGTAATTGGTACAAGTTTAATAGTCTCTCCGTTTTTAAAAAATTTACAAAAGATAGCTGCTAAAAAAGCTAAAACAGCACCAAAAGGTTCTGGTTTTGCCGCATTAGCTACAGAGTTAGGAAAAGGTTTTGGTAAAGGTGCAACAACAGGTTTTGCTGGTGGGGCTGTATCAGAAGGAACAGCTGAAACTTTACAACAAAGTATGACTACAGCACAGAAGTTTGCAATCGATGCTGATTACACTACAAAAGATGCTAAGTTGGATTTAATGGAAGCTGCATTTAAAGGTTTCTTTGGTGGTGGAGTTATTGGTGGTGCAGGTAGAGGAACTACACAAGCTGCAGCAGATGCTATTGCTTCTACAACTAGAACTGTAGAAAAAGCTAAAGATTTAGTAAACAATGCTGTAGAGGATATGGAACAGGTTCTAGATGAACCTGCTGATGCTACAGACAAAAAAGATTTTTACACAACTGAAAAATTTTTACAAAGGCAACAAGGACAAAAAATTCCTGGAACTGATGTAGAAACTAAAGGCCCTGAAGACTTTGGCATACCCCCAGAACTAATTAATCCACCTAGAGGTAAAGATGGTATTAATGTTGAAACTTTAACTGAATCAGTTCAAAAACCTACTGGAGATTTGGTAGCTGAACTACAAGTTATGGCAAGTGGTAAAAACCCTAAAAAAGCTGTATGGATAAACGCAGGAACTCCTACTCTTACTAAAGACCAAATATCAGGTATTTTTGGAGAACAATTAGATTTTTTTGTAGGTACTGTAAAAAATAAAGGCACTATAGTTGCTTTAGATCAAGCTACAGTAAATGATGTTGTTGAAGCAGAGGCTAGTAAAGAATCTTTAGCAGCGGCTCAAGGTTTTTCTGAAGTAAAAAATGCCACACATGACAGAGCTGTAGTGGTAGAAACAGCAGATGGTAAAGAAGTACACTCTGAAACTACAAACGAATTTAATGCTCCTGAAATAAAACAAAAATTAGAAAAAGCGTTTGAGAATGAGCCTAACTTAAAAGTACAAGGCCCATTAGCTTTAGAAGAAATAACAGATGACAGAAAAGAAAGATTTATTGCTGAATATGATCTGCAAGTAGAACAAACAGTACAAGCGTTTTCAGAAGCATCACCCGAAGACGCAAGCAGAATTTTAGAAAGACACTCGGATAACTATGATGTGCTTGTACAGTTAAGAAATTTAACTTCAGAAGGACCTTTTAGACAAGAAATAGATAAAAGAATAAAAAATATTTTAAACCTGTATTACACAGAACTTTCTGAAAAATTAGGCATACCAAAAAGTGATATACCTATAAAAGATGTAGTAAAGGAAGTTAGAAAAGCTAATGAAGGAAGAAGAGAAGTTGCAGGTAGGACTGCTGAAAAAACAATAGGAGCACAAACAGAAATAGAAGGACAATTAGCAGAGCAACAAGCCACGAGTGAAGATGCGCAAGACACACAAACAGAACAAACAGACGATGAAACTGTAGAAGCTAGTGCTGCAGCGGAAGCTTTAACTGAAAGAGAACCAGGAAAAATTCTTGTAATAGGACAAGGAAACACTAGAAATCAAGATGCTGTAGGGTGGATCGCTTTCGACAACAACTCAGAGTTTACTACACCAGAACAACAAGAAGCTATTGCTGAAGCTACTAGAAACCTTCTTTCTCAATATGACGAAGATACTGATACAGCTGGTAGAGTTAAATTTTTACAAGAGTCTTATGAATATGAGTCTTTAGGTTTTAGTTATCCAGCAAGTTTGTTAAATACTATGGTTACCCTGATGAAGCAAAATCCTTCTGCTGAATATGAAATTATTGGTAGAACCAGAAGAGAAGTTAGTAACAAAAAATACAAAGAACAAGCACAAAACCCTTTCTTTGATCCACTTAGGTTTATACGGGAAAATTACAGCTTAGCTGCTTCAATGGGTATGAATTTAGAAAGGACTGAGTTTGTTATTGCTACAAGAAGACCACCCGAAGAAGTTCTTATAAACGCCGCAAATGAAGGGCAAGAAGAAGATTTTGTAACCCCTAGAAAATACCTTATTGATAGCGTAGCAAAAAATATGGCTTCTCGAAAAGACTTTAGATCAAAAGGGTTTTTTGTACAAAGGCGTGGTAGAGATGATGCCCCTAAACCTATAAACATGGTTGCTTTAATTTGGGACGCTAAAAAAATAGTTACTGCAGAAGGTGCATATGTAGAAGGAGATCAAAAACAGTCGTTTAGAGCTCTTGAAATGGTTTTAGGCATTGGGAATGAAATAGGTTATGAATTTTTTGCTAATGTTAAAAGAGGCAAAAAAATAGAAGTAGTTTCCTTTTCTGATATGTCACAAAAAGATATAAGGACCTCTCCAGCAGAATTTTATAAAAAGGGTCCAGGTACGCCGATGACTTTAGGCAAATTTATGACCCGCCATGCTAAAAACCAAGGTAAGACTTTTGATGACTACGCTGGAGCTACTGGCATGTTAATAAACGCTATAGTTGATGCAGAAGCTGTAGCAAGACTTAAAGGCGAAGGTCGAGTAGAGTCAGATGAGCTTAGAAAAGAAATTGAAGAAGAAATATTTGCAAAAACACGTCAAGATGTTGAGTTACAAGATAGTGATTATTTAATTTTTACAACTGAGTCCCCTGTAAAATCTAGACGTAATAACGGGCAACTACAATTTATACCAGCTACTGAGTTTTCTACAGAGTCAACCATATTATTAGATGACCCCTCTCCAGTTCTTAGAGGACAACGTGAAGTCCCGGTTACATTAGATACGAGAACAGAAGAACAGAAAATAAGCAAAATAACAAAACCCACTGTAGACCAGTTAAGTAATGAGGCTGACTTTAGAGTTGACCCTACTGGTCGTACGTACCTCCCTGCAAAAAACCGTTTATCTAAAGAATATGCTAACGTTAAAGTTAAAGCTAATGAAAAAAGATGGAACGCAAAATTACCTTTTGACCCATCTGTTATGGATTCTTTTGATTTAATTATTGATAGTTTAGTTGCACAAGCAAAAGAAGCAAAAGCAGAATTATTGCCTTTTCAACTTAGTTTTGAAGGCACAGTCATAGATGAACGGGATCAACAAGACCCTGATGTGGTCAGTGCAACAAGAACTTTACTTAGTAGAGAAGGAGCCCAAGATTTAGAAGGGCAAAAATACAGAAATAAAAACCGTGAGCAGAACGATACTAAGCCTGCTTTCTATACTTCTAGTAATGTTAGAAAAGGGCAAAATATCGTAGAGATGAGTAGTAATTTTAGGAAACACTACAGCACGTTAGCAAATCCATTAATTAAAGTTCTTAACAAATTTAAATTTTTTGGTATGAGCTCAAACATTCACTTTATCACTTTTAACGATATAAAGTATAAAACGGCTGATGTAACAACGTTAAATCAAAATAACGATATGCAAGCGTTGTTACAAGAAGCATATAATAAGAAAAAAGCGTATGAAGAAAGAGGGGCAGGTTTTGATGAATATTTTAGGGGTGGTGTTACTTTAAGACTACCCGGTAGAAAAAATAAAGATGGGAGTGTTACTCCTAATGATGAGTATGTAATTGTCTTAGACACTGATTACTACAGAGGGAATGGTATACAACGTACTAGAGAGTTAGGACAAACTGCTGATGCTTTAGTTACTATTGCTCATGAATTAGCTCATGTTATACAACTTAACTATTTAGATGATGTACATTTCTTACCAGGCGTAAGAAACAAATTAATACAAGAATTTAATAAAGCTAAAGAAGCTAACCCTGAGGCATATGGAGAAGCTAACCCTAATGGTTTTGAAGAATGGTTTGCTGATAGAACAGCTGAGTGGTTAATAGGGTACGCAAGTGATGGCAGAAAGTGGAGAGGGTCAAAATCAGCAGCAGATGGTTATTTTTTACGTATTGCTAAAAATATAGTAAAAGCTTGGGATTCATTAATTGGTACAAGTTCTTTTACTGAAAGAGTAAATCTTAAAAACCCAAACCCAGTTTTTGCTGAATGGATAAAAAGTGTTACTACAGCACCTAAAAGAACTGCAGGTTATGAACGGTCAGAACGGCAATTGACATGGGATCAAAAAAGACTTGTGTTAGAAATGGTGTCAGATAATCTTAAAAAAGTAACTGATAAAAAGACTTACAAAGCTTTATACAAAAAAACAGGTAACCTTGTTAACAAGTTACTAAACGATAGTCCTGATGCTATAGAACTTTTAAACAGGATTGTCAGAACTGCTGGAGGAATGTTAAGGTCAGTAGGTACACCAGAATTACGTAAATTATCGTTTTTATTAGGCGGACAGTCAGCTTCAACAGAAGCAGGTACAGAAGGTTTATCGTTCCTACAAAGAGCCCAAAAACTAAATGCAGAGTTTCAGAACGGTTTAGCTAAAGTACTTGGGTTAGACCCGAAAAAAGGTAGATTTAGCCTTGTTAATTTAAAACTTACACCAGAACAAGAACAAGCATTCTTTTTAGCTGAGGATGAGACCATAAGTGATCAAGCACTAGCTGATATAAGTGAATTAGGTTTAAAACTAAGAATTCATGCTAGAGAGTTTTACGATAAAGTATTAGCAGAAGTAAATCCAAAAACTGGCGAACCTTATTTAAATATAGGATTACTAGAAACTATGACACGCGATGGCAACATGGCTAGCTATTTCACAAGAAGTCTAGATATTAGAGAGCTGTTTGCTAACCCACAAAAAAGAGCTTTATTTGAAAACTATACTGCTGGGTTAATTAAATCAGATAATTTTTTAGTTGAGAAGAAAAATGGAAAACTTGGTAAACCAAATTTATTTATGTCTTACCGAGATGAAAAGAACGTGGTGCAAAAGAAAAAATTAACGCCCGAAGAATATGCGGAAAGATACGTAGATGCTATTTTAAAACTTGATGTTACTGATGCACAGTTTGAAAGGATTATGACTCCTCAACAGAAAGATAAAGTTTTAGGTAATGTTAATTTAGGCTTTAAATCTAGTTTATCTAGAACATTAGCTTATAGAAGAATACCTGATATAGATGGTGCTAAAGATGCAAATGGCGAAGTAATCATGCGAGATTATGGTTACCCAACAAGAGTTTTAAGAGATTTAGGTTTATTACAACATCCTACTCAAGCTTATTTAGGTTATGGGAGACACGCTAGTAAAAGAATAGCTTTAGAAAAAATTGGTGGAGAAGAGTTTATAGAAGCAGCTATAGCTACGGCTCCAGCAAGAAAACAACCATTAGCAAGAAAGGCTATAAGGTCTATGTTAGGTAAAGTAGATGGTCCAATGAATCCTGCATTTAGACAATTTAATAGTTGGGGTTTATTCTCTAACGTTATAACTACACTTACTTTTTCTGTTTTAGCTTCTTTCCCTGATTTAGCTGGACCATTTTTAAGAAGTAGAGAACTTCAAAGTTTTAGAACAGGGTTAGAAATTTTAAAAGACTACGCTACTGACCCAAGTAAAAAACAAGAATTTTTACAATTTGCATTAGATGTCGGAGCTGTTACACAAGACTCTATGGCGGATATGTTAATGAATGCTGCAGAAATGGAGTACATGACTGAGTTTACTAAAAAAGGTACTGAGCTTTTCTTTAGAGGAGTAATGTTGGATCAGTTTACCAAATTTACAAGAGTGTTTGCTGCAGGTATGGGGCGTAGATTCATTATATCCCTTGCGCAAAACACGGAAATGGAGCCTGCACGAAAGCAAAGGTATTTAAAACAATTAGGGGTAACACAACAAGAAGTCCTTACTTGGTTAAAAGAAGGTCAAGATTTAAATACCCCAGCAGGAATTAAAGTGTCTGAAGCTATTTATAAATTTGTAGAAGAATCTATTATTAGACCTAACTCGGCTCAAAGACCTATGTGGGCTAGTAATCCTTACTTTGCTTTAGTTTGGCAACTTAAAGGTTTTTTCTATGCCTACGGTAAAACTATAATTGGTGGACAAGCAAGAGAAATACACGCCCGTTACCAAGAAGCGGGTGCTGGTGCAGCAGCATTACCTTTAACAATGATGGCATTAACTATTTTACCTTTAACCATGCTGGGGCTTGAAGTAAGAGAGTATATTAAATTATTACTTGGTACAGTGCTTCCTGGTGCAGAAATGTTTGGTGAAAAAGACTACTTAAAAACTAATAGTATGCCTCTTGATACTTACATTTATGAAATATTTGATAGGAGTGGTATTGCAGGCCCATTCGGATTATTATTACCTTTAGTACCAGGACACCAATGGGGTGGTCCATTTGAAAAAGGAGCTACTATATTAGGTCCGTCTGCGGATAAAGTTTTTGATATATTTAAATATGGTCCGGTAGATAACAGGTTTTGGAAAGAACAAGTCCCATTTTATGGACAAGTTTGGTAAATTAATTAGGAAAGAGATATGGCATATGCATCAACAATTAAATTAGTAACTGGAGATACAAGTCCAGAATTAAATTTTTCATTAAAAGATAGTAATACTGCTGCAAGTGGATATACGCTTGATGAAGAAAATTCTGATTCTTGGGCACCTGTACCAATTACTGGTGGAAGTGTAAAACTTAGAATAAGAGAAATAGGGTCTTCATCAATAACAGAAACGATTACTTGTACAATTACAAGCGGTAGTGGTGGTACTTGTGCTGCTGTGTTTTCTACATCAGCTTTTCCTTCTGCTGGTACGTATGAAGGTGAAATTGAGTTCACTAATTCATCAGGTAAAATACAAACAGTGCAAGATTTTATTAAATTTATAGTTAGGGAGGATTTTGACTAGTGGCTAAAAGAGGTTTATACGCAAACATACATGCAAAAAGAAAAAGGGGTGAGAAAATGAGAAAGAGAGGCTCTAAAGGTGCACCTACAGATAAAGCTTTTAAACAAGCTGCTAAAACAGCTAAGAAACCTAAAAAGAAAAGTAAGAAAAAATAATGGCTAGAAAAAGACAAAAAGCTATAAGAAGAACTACGGGTAAAGGTGGTAACTATCGTTCTACTAAATCTGGAGCTGGTATGACTAAAAAAGGAGTGGCTGCTCATCGTAGAGCTAATCCTGGATCAAAGTTAAAAACCGCTGTAACAGGTAAAGTAAAGAAAGGTAGTAAAGCTGCTAAAAGACGTAAATCTTATTGCGCTAGGTCTTTAGGTCAGTTAAAAAGAAGTTCTGCTAAAACAAGGAACAATCCTAATTCAAGAATAAGACAAGCCCGCAGAAGGTGGAAATGCTAGATGGCTCTTAAGGCTGTAATCTCCTATAAAAAGCTAGACGTAGTAGTTGACGTATCTGCTAGTAGTGCGCTTGTAGGTTATGCTGAATTACAAATAATACCCCAATTTGTAAATTTAAATACAATTACAAGTTATTTAAACGTTACTGCAGCTGATATTCTTATTGATTCTTACAGTATTAACCAATGGTGGCTAGCCGATAGTGATTTATTTGACCTCGGTTCTTCTAATTATAGAGCTAGATTTGTATTAAGTGAGTCAGCCTCTTTAAATACTGGAAAAGTTCTTGCAGAAGCTTTTGAACTAACAACAGTAACAAATTTAGATGTAGGTAAAAGTTTTTCTGAAACACCTACTCTTTCTGATACAGAAATTTTAAGTGTAGGTAAAGCACTAACTGATTCTACATCAATTGCAGAATCACATGCTTTATCTGTAGGCAGACCTGTATCAGATTCTTTTTCGTTTGCAGATGATGACACTATAAGTTTTGGTAAAAAACCTTCAGATAGTTTTACTTTTGCTGATGACGACACTTTAAGTTTTGGTAAAAGTGTTTCAGACACACATACAATGTCAGAATCTCTGTCGCGTGTAGTACAGTATGTTAGAACAATTTCGGATGCTTATGCTCTAGATGATTCAGCTAGCGCACAAGATGACCTGAGTACAGATACAGGTCTAAATAAAAATAATGTTGTAAGTATGTCAGAATCTTTAGCTTTTGCTATGGATTTTGTAGATGCGCTTGCAGATTCTTTTTCAGTAGCAGAGAGTACAGCTCTGGCTTTTAGTAAAACACTTACTGAAACGCCTTCAGTGTCGGAATCTCTTGCTAAAAGTTTTAGTACATCCTTTGCAGATAGTGCTACGATTTCTGAATCAATTAGCGTAGAATTAATAGTAGGTAGAGGTGCCAGACTGAATCAGTCTGGATTTAACATCTTTACTTTGAATTCTTAATTATAATTATAGAGGAAAAATAATGTCAAATGTAAACGAACAACTAAACATGACAGGTCATTTACAAATTGAACTTAACGGTCAAGTTGTAAGAGACATAGATAATTTAGTAGTTACTGCAGGTAAAGGCTTCGTAGCTTCTAGGATGATTGGCACCAGCGCTGGTGTTATGTCTCATATGGAAGTTGGAACTGGCACTACAAATCCAGCAGCGGGAGACACAGCTTTAGAATCCGCGGTGAGCGGTAGTAGGACAGCATTTACTACATCAGCATCTGTTTCAGGTGCCGTAGTAACTTACGTCTGTGCTTTTGCTGCTGGTACTGGTACTGGAGCTCTAACAGAAGCTGGTATATTTAATGCCAGTTCTGGTGGAACCATGCTTTGTAGAACCGAGTTTAGCGTTGTAAATAAAGGTGCAGCAGACACCATGACAATAACTTGGACAGTAACTGTTAGTTAATAGTTGGAGTAAAGTATGAGCGTTTTATATACAAACAACGCCAAAACTACTCTCTCCGCTTCATTAAATAATAGTGCTACGTCACTTAGTGTAGCAAGTAGTTCTGGCTTCCCCAGTTTAAGTGGGAGTCATTACTTCTATGCTACTCTAGATGACAACACTAATTTAGAAGTAGTCAAAGTAACAGCTGTATCTGGTACAACTTGGACAGTAGTAAGAGGGCAAGATAATACATCGGCTACAGCATTTAGCTCAGGTGATACAATTGAACTGAGACTAAACGCTGCGTTATTAACTGATGTAGTTAATGACGCTCTTGCGTCTTCTTTTACTCGTCAAGATTTTACTGGTAATGGTAGTACAACAGCTTTTACTTTAAATAAAACACCAGGCAGTGAAAGTGATTTAATTGTATTTATTGAAGGTGTATTCCAAAACCAAGCAGACTATACGCTTAGTGGTACAACTTTAACATTCGATGAAGCTCCAGCTTCAAGTAGAAAAATTGTTGTTTATCATGTAAGTGCTTCTGTATCAGGTGACAGTTTAGCTTTAAATACTTTCTCTGGTGATGGCAGTACTACAGCATTTACTATGTCTGTAGACCCTTTATATGAAAATAACACCATGGTATTTATTGATGGTGTTTATCAAAACAAGTCTACCTATTCTACTTCGGGTACAACACTTACATTTGACGCAGCTCCAGCTAATGGTACGTCTATAGATGTTACTACACATACACAACAGACTATAAATGTTCCTGTAGACGGATCAGTAAGTACAGCGAAAATAGCAGCAGATGCAGTCACAGGAGCGAAAATTGCTGATGACGCAATAAATTCAGAACATTATACAGACGGTAGTATTGATACAGCACACATAGCTAATTTACAAGTTACTACTGGTAAACTTGCGGCAGATGCCGTAACAGCAGCTAAGTTAGCCGATGATTCTGTTGTAACAGCAAACATTACAGATGATGCAGTTACTACCGCAAAAATAGCAGACGACCAAATTACCTTAGCTAAACTTGCGGGCCTTGCACGTGGAAAAATAATATATGGTGATAGTAGTGGCAACCCTGCTGCTTTAGCTTTAGGTTCAAACGGACAAGTTCTTAAATCAGATGGTACAGACATAGCTTGGGCAACTGATGCAACTGTAGCTGCTCTTACTTCTGAAGAAGTACAAGATATTGTTGGAGCTATGTTTAGCTCTAATACTGAGACAGGCATAACTGCTACATATCAAGATGCTGATGGGACTGTAGATTTAGTTATTGGAACATTAAATCAGGACACAACCGGAACAGCTGCTACAGTTACAGGCGCAGCACAAACAAACATTACAAGTTTAGGTACTTTAACAACCCTTACAGTTGATGACATTACTATTAATGGTTCAACTATATCTGATGCAGGAGATTTAACTATTGATGTTGCAGGTGTTATTAAACTAGATGCTGACGGAGCAGAAATACAAATAAAAGATGGTGGTACTGAAATAGGTGCTATTAACATGGCTAGTAGCAACTTAAACATAGATGCGAAAGTAGCTGATAAAGATATTGTTTTCAGAGGTATAGACGGTTCAAGTGACGTTACTGCTCTTACCCTTGATATGTCTGCAGCAGGTGCGGCTACATTTAATTCTACTGTTAA